GTGCTGGAGGCCCAGCCGCGCCCCGTCCCCGGTCTCGGCGGCGTTGATCTTCGGCCACTCACTGATCGGCGGGAACAGGTCATCCGCATGGGAGATAGCCCGCTCCGTGCGCACAATGACCGTGCCGAGCGGTGTGTCCGCCGGGACCGCCTGCCCCTTGTCGAGGCGCAGCACGCGAGGGAACACGGCCAGGTTCTTGGCGAGGGCCTGAGTCAGCTCCTCAGCGTGCTCAGCGATCCGCTTCGTGGCCTCACCATCGGCCTTCGTCTGCTCCGCCGCCGATCGAGTGGCGCGGATGCTGTCACCCATTGCAGCCACCTGAGCCTTAGTGGCATAAGCGCCGTCGGCGACCTCCTTAGTGAGGGCCTTACCTGCAATCACCTTGGCCTCTACAGCATCCGCTGCGGCTTTACCGGCTATCGTGCGAACCTGCTCAACCTTCACGTCGACAGCATCAACGTCAGCCTTCGTTGCCTTCCCGGCCACCTCCTCCTTCGTTGCCAGCTTGGAGGTGTCAACCTGGGGTGCCCCGTCGTTGACCTTCACCCCCGACGCGCCAATGTTGATGGTCACCTGCGACGGCAGGCACTGCCCCTGCTTCTCCTCTGACATGCGTCTCCTTACGCCTGGAACTCGATACTTGCTGGCACCTCGCGGGCACCATCCCACACGGTGATCGTGGCCGCAGACTCACTAGCCCCATCCCACACGGTCACCGGCTGCGCCTTGACGGGCGTCTCGTAGATCTTCAAGGACGAGATCGCAGCCTCCCCCGATCCGGCCGGGACGGCGATTGATGGAAGCCACCTGGGAGCCGTACTCGCGGGCAGCTCAACCTCCGCCACCACCTTAGTCTGCCCCTGCGGGAGCGTGACGGTAGCGATGTCGAACGGCCCATTGATCTTCACCTTGCTGTCGTTGAACCAGTTCACGCGCAGGTCCAGCCGGGACTCGGAGGTGTCCCGGTAGTCGATCTCGAAGGTGAACTTCCGGGACCCCACAGGCATTGCCGCACTGTCGTAGGGGGTGGTGGACGCCCCGGCAGGGAGAGTGGCCCCATCACCCTGCCGGACGCCCTTATTGCGCCACCACGCCCCCAGAACCGGGAAGATACTGTCTGCCACTATGCGTCCTTCCTGACGATGATCGTGCCCGCCGGAGTGCCCGACGGGACCTGCTCATGCTTACCGAGCGAGAGCACCTTGGGTCGCGAGCGCAACTCCTCCACCTCAAGCTTCAGCGGCAGGTAGCCCTTAAGCCACGGCACCACGAGCTCGAGGACGTGCTGCGACGGCGGGTTCGCGTAGGGGTTACCGACCGGCGCCCACTGACCGCCCCGCTGCGGGTCCTCGCGCAGCTGCCCGTCCGTGATGTACAGGTGGGCGATGCCGAGATTGTCGGCCTTGTCGAACACACTCTTGTAGTTCTCGCTGGTGACTCCGTGGACGACGGCCCACCAGCGGGTCGAGGGGTACGCCTTCATGTGGTCCGGGAGGATCGGGGCGCCCGGGTCTTCGACCAGGAACGCGGCGGCGTCCTTCTCGAACATCATGCACACGTCGAAGTCGAGCTTGCACATGTCCTCGGAGATATTCGACCCCGAGTTGATGACGATGAGGAACTCCTTGCCATACTTGGCCCTGATCTTGTCGATGAGGGACTTGTAGGCGGGGATGCGTCCAGCCTGGGCGCCCCAGCCGTTGATGGCCTCGTCAAGGAACACGCCCTGACAGACGTCCCCGTACTGGGTCTTGGCCTTATCGATCTGGGAGAGGATGTACGCCTCGGTGTACTTGTCCACGTCCGGCACGTTCGCGCGCCCCGGGTCACCAGCCGGGAGTGTGGCGGCGAGGTACTGGGTCTTCACATAGAACACGGCCCGCTTCGCCCCAGCAGCGAGCGCAAGCTCGGCCTGCTTCTGGAAATCGACGTTGAACTCATCCCAGTTTCCGCTGTTACGGTTCAGGATGACGATACCGAGGGAGCCCGCGAACTTAAGAATCTGCGCCCACTTCGAGGTCTTTCCAGGCTTGCCGTCCTCGTAGTAGTCGGGCCAGAAATAGGTGACGGGGGAGTAGTACCGCTCACCGGGCTTGAATGGGGTGATGGTCTTGCTGAGTGCGTCTACGCGAAGAGTGAGCGCGTTCGCCGCCTCCAGGGTCTCATACTGTGCCAGGAAGCGCTCTAGGTTCTGCTGCTGGACGAAGGTGCTGTAGGCGTCGTCCCGGGTGAGGTAGGAGGAGAGGTCTACGTGCCCGCCAGCCTGCGCCTGGCTCAGCTCTGCCTTGGTGGCGTAGGTGGTGGCGGCCTCGGTCTTCGGGAGAGCCGCGTCGGCGATAGCCCGGGCGTTGCGGATACTGTCACCCATGGCCGCAACCTGCACCTTCGTCGAGTAGGTGCTGGCCGCGGTGGCGGCGGTGAGGTAGGAGGAGAGCTCAGCCTTCGACGCATACTTGCCGTCCGCCGTGGAGGCGGTCACATACTGACCGAGGTCCGTCTTGCGGGCGTACTTGCCGTCAGCGTCCGTAGCGGTGACGAATCGGGAAGTGTCTGGGACAGTGGGGATGGAGCCCTTCACGGCCTCGAGGGCAGACTTCGTAGCGTAGGTTGAGGATGCCTCATCCTTCGAGAGGGCGGCGGCGGCTGTGGACTTCACTCCCTCGATCTTCGCGCCCAGAGCGTCGTCAGCCTGCCGCATCTCCGTCTTCGTGGCGAACCCAGACAGGTCGGGTGCAGCCTGCCCGCCCCCACCGAGCTGGGCCTGCGCAAGGGCCGCCTTCGTCGCATACGTGGAGGCCGCGTCCTCAGACTTGAGGTAGGCGCCGAGGGCCTCTTTGGTCGCATAGGTGTCAGCGACCGCCTTGCTGGTGGCGTACTGGGTGAGTTCACTCTTGGTGGCCGCCGCAGTGGCAGTGGAGTCGATGCGCTCACCGAGCTTCCGCTCAGTCGCCAGCGCCTCCTCCTTCGTGGCGTAGGTGGAGGCCGCCTCAGCCTTCGGGAGCGCCCCATCGGCGGTGGCCTTCACGACTGAGATGCGAGACGACAGGGCGTCATCCCCGCGCGTCACCTCCTCCTTCGTCGCCAGCGTCGAAGTATCCACCTGGCGTCCCTCAGACGCCTTGCGCAGAGCCTCCAACTCCGCCTTAGTGGCGAACGTTCGGTCAGCCTTCTCCGTGCTGTACCATGTCAGGTTAGTCATTCGTCCTCCATGCGAGTACTCCATCCCCGACCTCGATGACGTCGGGTGCGTTGATTGCTTCCAGGGTGCCGTCACCAACGTCGCGGACACGTCGACCATCACGGTCGGACGGACCCTCCACTGCCACCCCGGAGAAGATGTCTACGAGATCAACCTCGGTCCCTGCGATGATTCGGGCGTCGATGCAGCGGGTGAGGCCGGTGTCGCCGGGGATGTTGACGCACACCCGGTAGTTCTGTTCCCCGTCAGACAGAGTTGATGGGGCTGCGATGTTCAGGAATGGGTCACCGTCGTGGTTGACGAGGATGCCGTCGGGGCGGAGTCGACCCCCGGCGTAGTGGACTATGAGGGCGCTCGTGGCGTCAACCTCGACGCCCTTGTACTGAGGGAGCGGGTCAAACGTGACTGTCCCCATGCGGCCTAGACCCTCAGGGCCGACCACCTTGCCTGTGATGCGTGCGTACCCCTGGCTCACGAACTCTCCTGACGCCGATTCGTTACAACCTTCACTCTATCAATCCGATCATGAAGGTTAGATACCTCATCGTAAAGGTGAGCTCTGTCAGTGCGCGCATCGTTCCTGACGCCCTCAACCTGCCCCTCCAGGCCCTGGAGCCTGCGAGACTGGTCGCTCACGCTATCCCTGAGTGCCCCCACCACCTCAGTGAGGGCATCCATCTTGGAGGTCAGGTCATCGAAGCGCATATCTAGGTCGTCTCGCAGGTTGGTGGAGTGGTTGTTGTGCACCCCCTCGGATGCAGATTCAGCGGCGTCGGCTGCGCGAGCGACATGAACCCCCAGGCGCTCCAGCCGCTCCTCATTCAGTGCCTGCTGTCTCTTAAGCCTACTTGCGAGGCGAGCAACCAGCGCAGCCAGCAGCGCGACCGTAGCCGCAATGAGATCAGGTGACGCGAGTATCTGGCCTATCGGCAGGACGCTATCTACTGGCTGCACTGGTCACTCAGCTCGCGTGACGGGGAGTGTACTCGACGGGCGCCGTGGCGATCGCCTTGTCCGTCTCCTTCGCGTCAGCGAGGGAGGTCAGGACGCTCGCCAGGACGGCGGTCGCAGCGATACCGAGCGCACCCTTCCAGTCAATGTCGAGAATGCCGACACCCACAACGAAGGTAGCAAGCAGGGACTGGGCGAAGGTCTTCACGGCACGGTCGAAGACGCCATACCAGAATGAGGCGCGAGCGTAAATGCTCATGCACTCACCTCTTTCAGGAACAACTAGGGGGCAGGACTTCCGCCCCACCCCCTAGTTTACACTGCGTCAAACGCGGTCACATAAGCCGGAACGACCCCGGGCGCGAGCGGTTCAGCGCCTCCTGTCGGGCCGCCCCCCAGCGCCCACTC